ATATTTAGCAGGTTCGCATCGATTCGTTCTGCAATCTTTTCTTCTGCCATTTCTAATGTGATATACAACACATTTTGCCCTTGAGAGAGGCAACCGGCGGCCACATGACACATAAACAAAGATTTACCCACGCCGGTGCCTGCAAGAGCAATATTCAAAGTCTTAACTGGTAGACCACCTTTTGTAATCTTATTGAAAATATCAAGGTCAAATTTAATGCGAGATTCAACTTTGTGATAAAAATCAAATCGAGAATCATAGTCATTGATATAATCGTGACCAACATTATTGTCAAACGAAACACCAAGTGCATCACTCAACAGTTTTGGAATCTCACCTTTACTTCTGTTAGTTTTCTTGTCATCGAGAATGCCAACAGACTCCATAATGGCATTGTAGATTGCACGATCTTGACAAAACTTTTCAGTCTGTTCTGTCAGCCATGCCAATTCTACTTTCTCATCTTTTGATTCTTTGATTTCAGAAAGCAAACGAATCGCCGACTGAACTTGTGGCTCAGTCAACGATTTACTTTCTGTTAAATTGATTACAAGTGCTTCGTGTGAAGGAAGATTCTTGTATTTGTTGGTGAAGTCAAAGACTTCTTTGAAAACTACCTTTTCAGTATCATCTGAAAAATAATCAGCACGAATAAAAGGAATTACTTTTCTTGTGAATGCCTCATTGTAAATCAAATTCTTCAGAATTGCCTGTTCTAATCTGTTCATCTGCTTTCGCTTTGTTCATTAGTATTTGTGTAAGTATGTCACCCATAATTGTAACAAATTTCTCATCATTTTGCAAGAGATCAATGTCGTGTTTACCTGGATGAACGATTGTAAAACCAAATTTTAATCTGGCAAGTGCGCCTTCTTCAACTATCTTTGCCTGATGATAGTGATAAACTACATCGGTATATTCGCCAGAAATAATCTGAAGACCAGTTATATCAGTATCTTTGAAGTTAATGAAGACGAAATCTTTACCTTCTTCAAACATCTTCGGTTTCTTTCTGAACAAATTCGAGATCGCCCATAATATTTCCATAAGCAATTGAATACTTCTGTTGTATAAATTCTTTAAACTTTTCATTTTTCAATAACTCACCCCAAAAATCTTTATGATGTGTGTCGGCTTCACGATACTTTTGACCAATCTCACCTGTTGTCATATCAACTTTTGCATACCAACCATTTGAAGGTTTCTGAACAAAACCACCTTCAAGTGCAACCTCTAACAGGCCAGAATACTTTTGAATGCCGCCTTCAAAAGATACTGTTACAGGAATTTTAGACTTCTCACGAACATATCTTGATTTCTCAACATTAATGATGAAGTTATAACCAGTCACTTCAGTACCAGTCTTATCTTGTTGGCGACCAAGAATCCAAATTGTGTCAGCAGAGTAATAAGAACCTGTGCCACCGCCAACGATATCTTTTGGAAACATACCTATCTCTTTGTAAGTATGATTTACAACGACCATTGGAATATCTTTGATTGTTAGATGTGGTGTAATCATACGAAACAAAGATTTGATTTGTTTTGCTCTTGACATATCTGCAACAGATTTACCTTCAATTGCATCTTCAACTTCTTTCTTTGATGCAAGATTACCAATTGAATCAAGAATAATAATTACTTTATCATCTTTGCCAAGATCACCCAATTGAGCCATAATATCAAATTTTAATTGTTCAACATCAGTAATTGGTGTGTGAAGAACACGATCCATATCGATACTAAAAGTCTCAAAGTATTTTTTAGGTGTGCCAAACTCTGAATCATAAAACAGAATGACTGCATCTTTATATTTCTTTGTGTATGCAGACGCTAACAATAGTGCAAACGCAGTCTTAAAGTGTTTTGATGGACCTGCAAGCATTGTTAAACCAGGTACAAAGCCACCATCTAATGCACCAGAAAGTGCAACATTCACCATTGGCACTTCAGTAGAAATCACATCTTTATCATTAAAGAATTTTGATTTAGCAAGAATAGAACTATCTTTAATCGTTGTATTCTTTTTTAGTTTATCAAGTAGTGACATATTAAAACGAACCTCCATCTAGGCGTGTAATTTTATCTTTTGGTATAACTTCTGAATTCTTATCTACAAAGAATGATTCTAAACTAGGACTAGCTGTTTTGTCAACAACTTTTTTCTTCTTTGCCTTTTTAATTTCTGGTTGTGTTTCTTCTTTTCGAATGCTGCGATAAGATTGTTGAGAGGCGATGAGAAGAAGAACGGCAAGTGGATCAAAAACGACAATGATTATAATGATAACTGTTCTTACTGCTTTATCTATGAAGTTAGGGTCTTCTTTATCATATAATGCTTCGGCAATGTATTTGATTGGTCCTATCTCTGCCGCCAATTGATTTTCTTCTCTCAACAAAGGCAGTTTTTGTTCAGATAATTTTTTTAATTCATTTTGTGTTTCTTGAATTGCAGTATCAGTTCGTCTTGCAATTTTATCAGGATCATCACCTGCTTTTTTGAGTAGATAGTCTAATCTTTCTTTTGCTATTCTTTCTTGTGTCTCAATGGTTCTCAGTTGAACCGAGTTTGCACCAACAACAATGTTTGATTCAATGTGTGCCCGTGAAAGAAAACCAAAGATGCCCATTGAAGTGATGAGCATTAAAAACAAAATCGCAATAAGAAAATAATAACGCATTGCAAGAACAGTATCTTTCCAATTGTTATATAACCAAGAGACTGTTACCAACTTTGCAATCTCTAATACTGCACCCATTAAAACAATTGGCCAAAATGAACCAGGAAAGATCTGTGCTAATCCAATCACCGAATAGAATGCAGCAATTATTGATAAAGCAATTGCAGTAAAAAATGGTAGATATACTTGTGTCATGGATTATCTGATCCGTGAAGAACATCAATTACAAAAGTAATTCTTGTGCAGTCGCCTATGTTTTCTGTGCCGTGTGGCAACTTGTTATTGAACCAAAGAAAAGTTCCTGGTTCTACAATTACTTCTTCATCTCCGACCATATACTTATATCTTCCCTGTATTGAAAGATGATATCTGTCTTTGTTAAGACAATAAGTTCCTATATCAATGTGTTTGCCTACAATTTTACCTTGTGGTAATGAAAGAAAAGCACATCTGGCAAAACGACCAAATGTCTTCCATGCCCACTTTAATACTTCAGTATGGCGACCACACGCAGGAGTTGGTATACAAATCTCAGAATCATGGATGTTTTGTGTCGCATCAGTAACAGCACCAACAATTAACTGTAAAACTTTTGCACTTACAAGATTGGTTGTTGGATCGAGCATATCAGCATGAGCCATATCAGTTTGAATACCCCAATCTTCTGAATACAGTTCCAACTGTTCTTTGATTTTAGAAACATCAATGCCAGTTTCAATGATGCGAATATTATCCAAAGAAATCCTCTAGTGAATTTTGTTTCTCTGTCTTCCAACCCATGCAATCAAGAACAACACGAATTGGTTCTACAAATGCCTTTTCAAATTGTGAATCATAATCTATGAATTGTTGTAATTCAAATTCTTTAGGCAATCTCTGCGGAAAAGAAATCACACTATCTTTAATTGTGTTTGGCATCTTCAAATAGATAAATTTTAATTTCTCACCTTCTTGTATCAAAGGATATTGTTTCTCTAGATCAAGTTTCTTTAGATAAAAGTTATAAAGAATGGCACCTTTGACATGAATCGGTGTGCCTTTCTTATAGAGGGTAACTGAATCTGAATATTGTGCAATGCCATTACACCCTCTCGGTGATGATATTTCTTCAGCAGGCAATTTCATAAAATCAATTTTAAAATCATCAATGAATTTATGCACATCATCTTCGGTGCCTGTCATCATCAACTTCAAAACTTCTCTCATCTTCTCACGAATGACAGATGGTGTAGATGACTTCACCATTTCTAGACCCATCACTTTAAGTTTTGGTTCATTGTATGCAACGCCTTCGTTATTATACACATTCAATGCATATCGTTTCTTAGCAGTCCATATACCTTTGTCTGCAAGTGCTTCTCGTTTCATTTGCATTTTCTGTGAGAAGGCATGAACATAAATGGCTAGTTCTTCGTATGACTTATCGATGAACGGTTGAATTTTCTCCTCACAAACTTTATCCATAAAAGCAACAATCTTCTTTGTATCTTTCTCATCAGGAAAAACTTTATTAACCAGATTACCAAGGCGTAGATAGATTGAATCAGTATCGGATGCAATAACATAATCTTCTTCTGTTTTAAGCAATTTGTTCATAAACTCATTCAACTTCTTTTCAATCCAACGAATCGACAATTGACCTGCAAGTGTAACTGCAAGTGCAACACGCAAATCATAGAAACGAAAGTATTGCGAACCCATTGCGCCGTAGGCAGAATTAAGGGACACCTTTTTCGCAAGTTGTAGATTGTTATATCGTGCAATCAGTTTTTCTAATTCTTTTTTCCTCTGTGGGTCTTTTTCAATTTGATAATCTTGTTGACACTTGATCATCAAATTCTTAAACTTCTTACGGTCTTCATACATTTCTTCCATCATCTTTGGTAGAAAACCTCGTTTGTCAGTTCGAAAGAATTGACCGTTCGGTGTCAGAGTTGCATCTTTTAAACCACTTTCTTTGAGATTAATTTCTTGTTTCAAAAGTTTTTCTACATTTACACCTTGATTTAGTATGTCTCTCATTGCATCTGTGTAATCAGATGGTTCTAATAATGTTTCAGGTGAAAGATTGTATTGCATAATCAAATGTGGGTATAGAGAATTCAAATCGAATGATGCAACCCAATCATGTTTACCTACTTGTGGTTCTTTTACATATGCGCCTTCAAATGCAGCATCTTTTATCTTGCGTTCTTTTGGCGGCACAATGATTTTTCGTTCCATAAGATAACAATTAATCATTGAATCCCACATGCGAGTTTGTGCAAACACATCTTCAAAGTTAGTCTTTGTATCGTATGCCAGAGTAATAGCCAACTCAATCAATTTTAACTTGTCTTCTAGATCAACAATCAACTGCACATCTTTAATATTATAGTCAATAAATTTTTGATAGTTGAGTCGATAGAGTTGATTAAGATTATCATACTCAGAATAATCTATCTTGTTTGTGCCTAATTCAACTGAGGCAATATGATCGAGTTTGTAAGATTCTTGCGACTTGCCTCCTGGTGCATACCAACGGTAGAGATCGATATAATCCAAACAAGACACACCAAAAATATCATACGCAATTTGTTTTTTACCTTTAATTATTTTTTCTCGTTCAAATACTTTGCCCCACGGCGAAAGTTTTTTAGTTTGTTCTGGCCCAACGATTCGATGAAAACGATTGTGTAGATATGGAATATCAAAAAACTTAACATTCCAACCAGAGATGATGTCTGGTGTGTTTTGTTCCCAGTCGTTGAGAAAACTTTTACAGAGAGTATATTCATCATCACACTTCACATATTTTACATCATCTCTTGTGTTATCGTAATCACCACAACCATAGACTGTTATGCCTTCTTTTAGTCTATAGATGGCAATGGCAGTAATTGGTTCATCTGCTTTTGCTGGGTCAGGAAAACCATTCTCTGAACCGACCTCGATGTCTATGATCGCAACATTCAAGTCATTCATGTCCCAATCAATCTCACCCTTCTGTGTATCAGCAATGAAAGAATATTCTAGTCGAGTGTTACCAAACATTTTGAAGTTTTGCACTTCTTCATATCTTTTGATAAATTCTTTAGCATGATTGATTGAATCAAATTTCTTTGGCTCAAGCATATCACCCTGCAAAGAACGCCATTCGGTATCTTTGTTGGTAGGAAAAAACAAAGTCGGAGAGTATTCGATTTTCATTTTTACTCTCCGACCGTCTTTGATGCCTCGGTAAAGAATTAAGTTACCGAAGTTTAGAACATGGGTATAATATTGTTTAGTCATTCATATATCATAACACATTTTTAGGCATGGCAGCGGCAATTTGAATGCCACTACCAAAGACTTTGTTATATTGATTTACAAGTTCTGTTGTTGGTGTTGTTATGCAAATAACATTATCCATAGAGATTTTAATGCCTGTTAAAAATTCTTCAGCAAAATCTAAGAATGGAGCAAAACCCATCATTGGACCTTGTTGTGTATTTTGTAGAATAACTTGAACAGGTTGTTTGAGAGAAATTTCTTTTTCGCCTGTGCAATCTAATTCTGCAATAAATGTTTGACCAGTTTTGAGTGTAGTGAGTTTAATTGTCATAGTGATACCTGTGTGTCAGATGGAAGAACACCAATGGTGATCCAGCGTTTAGGAAAAAGCATTTCACGACCTTCAAAATCATTCATGTTGTAAGTTGGATCTTGCATCCAACCAATGACTTCAACCATGTCATCAAACACACGATAAGCCAAGTCATACTTCTCGGCTCTTGGTAGTTTGTATTCAACAGCTAAGCGTTTTGCAATTTCACGGGTGTTCATTCTTTTCTTTCTTTAAAGTCATAGAAAAAATCATTGTTATTTCTTGCAGAGTGTTTATTGTATTTCTCTACTGAGTATAACTTTGTCGCTAGTTTAAAATCTGGCATTTTGAATTCAGCAACAGTCAAAGATGCATCATAGAAAAGGGTCTTGTTATTTGGTTGTGACGCATACTGACCATTATCTAATTTCATAAAGTTGTAACTTTTATGTTCTTCAACTGTTTCAGAAAATCCTGTATTCAAATAACCAGGGTCGTTTTGGCAAAAGTCTAAGGTAAACATGTATTCACCAAAGTGCCAATTTCTGTCTTTGTCAAGAAACTTACACTTCAACATTCGTAAGTTGTCTTTCTCAATAACAGTAATATTATAACTCAAAGCGTCCCATATTTGCAAGTAATCTAAAGGTAAAATTGCATCTTTTAGATTATCTTGCCTTGATACAAATGCATGTAGAGGTAGTTTATCATATAATGCACCATAGTTAGGTAGAAGTGCTTCAATACGAAACGCCTGCCCTTTGATGCATTTAATTGTCATCCAAATACAAGGTTCGTATTCTCCAAAACCTTTCTCAAAGTCATAGAGAAATTCTTTTTTAACAAAACATTGAATTGGTGGTAGATTATGAACTAAGAATGCCATTATTTTCTCACAAATTTAGTGAAGTCTGGTGGTTGCCAACCTTCTGGTTTTAATATTTTACCGTCTTCTCGTTTTAATACTTTTCTTGTTTCTTTATCGATTTTTCGCAAATTACTTAATGCACCTTCATCCCAAATTTTATTACAGTCCCAACCTCTCGACATCATATATCCAACAATGACCCAAATCATATCAAAACAAGCATCGATTTCTTCAACATCATCACTTACAGCTTCAGCATCCCAAAACTCAGACACTTCTTCTTTGATGAGATCTTTGTAAAGTTGTGCTTGATTTAAATTATTTTCAGTTATAGTATGACCTGCAGCAGACATAAAGACCTGCACATCTGTAAATACTTTGCTCATAATTAAATCCTCTTTAAAAGTTCTGCATCGTGAGTGCGTTTTCTCAACTCAGAAGAACTAAATCTATGTTTGCGAGAGTTGTACCAAATTTTAATTTTTCTCTCTTCACATATATGTTTACCAGTAAAGTCTTTACCTTCATATTCTTCACCAATAAAACGAATTGTAATTGGTAAAAACATCAACATGTCTTCAAGATCTTTTTCTGTTTGATATACTACAATTTGATCTACAAATTTTACAGCAGACAGTTGAACATATCTTTCAACTACTGATTGAACTGGTTTGTTTTTTATTTCTGGTCTATCAATTGTAGGATCAGTTTGAAGTCCAACAATTAAGTAATCACAAAGAGATTTAGCTTCAGACAACATTAAAATATGACCTGCGTGTAGCAAATCAAAAGTTGAACAGGTAAATCCAATTGGTTTTCCTATCATATCATCGGGAGTAATTAACATAATGTGTCCATCATAAAAAGAACTGATGCGTACCTTTTGGCAGAGGCATCAGCCGTATTAAATTTATTTATTAAGCAATAAGACCAGGTTTATAAACTGTCTTACCATTCTCTTTCATTGCCGTAAGAACTTGCTTCTTCAAATTATTCGGGTCATACGAAACATGAACCCAACCAGAATCAGGAATACCAGGGGTATAGAATTCAAGAATCAATTGTGTGAAATCAAAATACTGTTGAATATATGCAGCAAGTTCTGCATTTGCTACACCAGGAATTTCAATGTCTGCGGCCTGACCTTTACAATGGTCACTTGTGCGTGAACCACCAACGGCAGCATTGACATCTGGGCTACGATAACCAGAGTTTACTTTGACACCTTTACCATATGCTTCACGAACTGGTTGAAGAATCTGTTCACAAAGAACACGAAGGTTTTCAATTTCAGTTTCTCCTGGAGTGTTATCTAAATCTTTACGAAGAGCGGTCTCACTTTTGATCATTTCAGCCAGTGAAAAATTAGCTGTTAGTTTCATTTATTTTTTCCTTTGTTAAGTTAAACACGATTCACCTCAACATTACATTGACGAAGAAAGTTTATACCATCTTCACTTCTATATGTATTCTTATAGAAAACACGATTAATACCTGATTGAAAAATTAACTTGGCACAATCTAGGCAAGGCGCATGAGTAACAAACATATCTGCATTCTCTGTTGAATTCGT